AGAAAGGCTCAACTCCTTGCTAGAAAGTACAAAGCGGCTGGAGGAGGCTATACGTCATGAAATCACCTCAGAAGAGCTTAGTGAAGTGGACAAAACAAAAGTGGAGAACTAGGAGTGGTAAACCTTCTATACAAGGACCACTTGCTACAGGTGAACGCTATATGCCAGCTAGCGCAGTAAATTCTTTAACAGCAGCCGAACACGCTGCAACAACAAAGAAAAAGCGTGAAGGTACAAAGAAAGGTAAACAGTTTGTAGCAAACACTAAAAAAGCTAAAAAGAAAATCACGAGGGCTAGAAAAGCATGAGTATGGAAACTTTTTTAAAATGGAAAATATTACCACGCTTTATGATGCTTATTAGTACTCTTATGTCTTGGAGATGCGCTGAGTGGTTTATGGCATTAGACGAGCCAACAGCTGCACAATCGGCTTTTGTGTCGGTAGTTATGGGCGTTATGACAGGTGTATTTGGTATCTGGATGGGTCACGAGAATAAAGAACTGAGGTAATTAATATGCCCAAGATAAATGACAATACAGAGGTTGCGCTTCCTCTCCGTAATATAATTAGTATGATAGCTGCAGCCAGTGTTGCAACTTGGGCATACTTCGGTATAATAGAAAGACTAAATCAAATAGAAACATCAGTAACAATGATGAAGTCTGATTTAGCACAAAATACAGATTTTAGAATAAAATGGCCTAGAGGTGAGATGGGAACGCTCCCTGCAGATAGCGAGCAGTTTATGCTAATAGAACACCTAGCAGGTGAACTTGAAAAGTTATCAGCTAAGATAGAATCAGGTGAAGCTCCTTATGACCAACAACAAAAACTAACATTAGAATTTTATGAAAAAAGAATTGGTAACCTTGAGAGCCAAATAGAAAAGCTTAAAGATTCATTGATGGAAGTAACCCATCAGGAGATTAGTAAATGATCGAGACGCTATTTGTCTTATTTTTATATCTCGGTGGACAACCTGCTGAGTGGACACCACACATGACATTATCAGAATGTCTTAGTGTAAAAAGAAAAATTGAACGAAATGTAGGACAACAGGCGGCAAGTAGATATTCTTGTGTAGAAAAGACAGTAGAGTTGAACGAGAATTATATTATAACAAAGTTTATTACGGAGGATGGTAATGAGTATAAAGAAGGGAAGTGAAACGTTTAGTGGCTACAACAAACCTAAACGTACTCCAGGCCATCCTACTAAGTCTCATGCAGTACTTGCACGTAGTGGTGGTAAAGAAAAACTAATTCGCTTTGGCTCTCAGGGTGTGAGTGGGAGTCCAAAGAAAAAAGGCGAGTCTGAATCTTATCGTAAGCGTCGGCAAGGATGGAAAGCACGCCACAAAGCAAACATTAATAAAGGTCCAATGAGTGCAGCTTATTGGGCTAATAAGGTGAAGTGGTAATGGCTTATAAACCTGGAACTGGACCTGGCTCTTCTACTTTTGGGAGCCGTAAAGATAAAATAGGAGAAGATGTTTTAAAAGCAGGTAAAACAGCTTTAGAAACATTTACACCATTAGGGGATGTAAAAACAGCACAGGAAGCTTATGCTGCCTATCAGAGAGGTGATATTGGTGAAGCAGCATTAAACTCTGCATTAATTGCGTTAGGATACACACCACTTGGTCCATTAGCTAGACCACTAGGTCGTCTAGGAAAAAGAGTTATTCGCGACAAGGATATGCTTTTACCAGCATTGACTGATAAAGACTATGCAGGTCTTGTTGCTAGAGAAACTATTATGGGTAAAGGACCGCTTGCAGGTAAATCTGTAGGTGCAAGAGTAGTCGATAAGGACTCTGATTATTATGATGGATTTAATCCTTTAGATCTTCTTATGATGCAAAATAAAAAAATAGATCCTGCAGAATATTCTTTATTTTTTAGAGGAGATCGAAATCCTTCTGTAGCACAAAAAATAGCAGAAGAAGGAAATATAATGAATACGACTTCGCTTGCTCCTGACTTACAAGTCTCTAGAAGAGGTTATACTAAAGATAGAGGTAAAAGCGGTGGATTGAGTGTTTTTCCTCTTAGACAAAAAGATTTAAATGAATATCTAGATGTACCTATCAGTAAACAGGAAGACTTACCTGTAAAAACGATTGATGAATATGCAAGAGGAAAACAACAATATACAATACCTACTGATAAGCTAGAAGAACTTATTATGAAAAGCGATTATGAACCCTTTTCAACTACAGGTATGGCCTCATTAACACAAGAAAATTCTGAAAAAGCACTAGAAATGCTAAATGATTATTATAAATCATTTGTAGGAACAAAATCAAATAACAGATACGAATAAAACCCAGGAGCGGTAAATGTCACGTTATATACAACGGCCTAAAGAAGGCAAAGAGGCTAAAAAGAAAGAACGAAAAGTTCCTCTTAGTCAGCCAGGAAAATATAATCAAAAGGCTATGGAGTCAGCTAAGCCTATCTACGGACAGGGGAAAATGTAATGGCACATAGTGGTTATAAAGAAGCAGTAACAGATGAACAATTAGTCTCTCTTATTGAGACAGGGATTTCCAACAGCGTAGGTGATTGGCTTAACAGTAGCGATCTAACCCATGAACGCTTAAAAGCAACCTATGAATTTGCTGGAGTACCTAATGCTCATCTAATCCCTCAAGGCGTTAGTACTATTGTAGATACAAGTACTACTGAAGTTGTAGAAGCGTACACCGCTGTATTATCAGATTTATTTCTGTCTAACAATAAACTAGCTCGGTTTGTACCGTATGATGACAGTCCAGGTGCTTTTAAAGCAGCTAAAGACGCATCAAGGCTGGTTAACTATTGTCTATTTAAAAAGAATAAAGGTTGGGAATTACTACAGACTTGGATGAAGTCTTCCCTTCTATGGAAAAACGCTATTATTCGCTGGGACTATGTCGAAGAGTTTGACTATGTTATTGAAGAATACGAGTCAATAGATGAGGCTAGGCTTGACGAGATCCTTGCGGATGAAAATTATGAAATCGTTAACGAGCTTACGCTCGATACGAGTAGTCAAACAATACAATATGTAGATGTACGTCTGCGTAAAAAGATTGATAAAAGCAGAATTAAGATTGAGTGTATTCCACCTGAGTCATTTAGAATTAGTAACGATGCTAAAGATATTGAAGATGCCTCATTTGTAGGTATTCAGAGTGAGATGACTAAGTCTGATCTGCGTAAGTACTATCCAGAGTGGGCTGATGATATCGACCCAGATACTTGGGCTGAGCTAGGTACAGACGGTAACTGGCTTGGTAATAGCCCTTACAGTGAAGAGATTGCTGCTCGAAAAGAAGTAGTAGGTCAAACCTATTGGCAAGGTATGGGTACAGATGGTATCTATCCACTAGAAGCTAATACAGAAGTAACTGTAACAGAATCCTGGATTAGAGTAGACCGTGATGGTGATGGTATTGCCGAGCTTAAGCATATTATTACTGCTGGTACTAATATTCTTTGGGAAGAAGACTGTGATATGATTCCACTAGCTTCTATTGTACCGATTGATATTCCACACGAGTTTTATGGTTTGTCTATGGCAGACTTCACTAGAAGTAGTACTCTAGCAAGTACAGCAATCCTTAGAGGTTTTGTAGAGAATACTTACTTAACTAACTATTCTCCAAAGCTAGCAGATCCAAACGTAGTTGATTTTAGTGCGCTTCAAAACATGAAGCCTAAACAAATCATTCCTACTAATGGTAATCCAACTGCGGCAGTGCAAGCGCTAGCCCCAGAGACTATCTCTACAGGAACAGTTCCGTTGCTTGAACACCTCCAGCTTATTAAGGAGCAAGCAACAGGTATGTCGAAAGCCGCACAAGGTCTTAACGACACGCTCTATGTTTCAGGTAACTCTGAACAGAAACTGAGTGCAGTTCAATCTGCTGCTCAAAAAAGAATCCAGCATATCGCGCGTAGATTTGCGGAGACTGGGTTCAAGCGGCTTATTGTTGGCATATATGAAACAATGAAGAATAAGATGAAAGGTAATCAATATTACAATCAAGATGGCATTTATGGCATGATTAATATTAGTGATCTTCCTTCTAAAATGGATGTTGAAATATTATTAGATATTGGTGAAAATTCTAATAGTAATCAAATTCAAAAATTAACTAAAATTGGTGCTGAGATTCTTCCTAGCCTTAATCAACAGGGTGCAGGTATGGTTATTAAACCAGAAGCCCCTGCAATACTAGCAACTAAGCTTATTGAAGCTATGAATATTGATAGTAATGATTTTCTTCAAGATTATACTAATGAAGAATTTAAACAGAAGGCACAGCAAGCATTGCAAGAACAAAGTAAAGCAATGCAAGCTAAACAACAAGTAGAACAACGTAGAGCAGAAGCTGATACTGCATTGGCAGAAGCAAACGTTGGGTATACTAATGCACAAGCTAAAAACACTATGGATGATAATGCAAGACAACTTGCAGTGTCTATTGATAGGCACTTCCAAGAGTGGGCAGACCTCACAGTTAAAGCAACTAAAGAGGGTGCTGAACTCCCTCCACATCCTGGTTTTGATCAGATTGTAAGTTTAGCTAGGCAAATAATTATGCCACAACCAACAGCACCACAACCACAACCTGCACCGCAGGAACAAGGAAATATGTAATGGAAAAATACCGTGAGTCAGCCGAGAAGAGGCTGGGTAATAAAAAATCATACGGTAAACATAAAATCCATCCAGAAGAATTAGCGCGAAGGGCTCATACAAAGGGCCACTTCGCAGCTAAAGAACGAGATGAATTTTTTGATGAAGCGTATGGTGAAGTACTTGTAGACTATTTTGTGGAATGGCTACAAACAGATCCGCATGAAACTAAGTCTAGGGAATTTCTTTATGCTGCTGCAATGGCATTAGGTAGTGTTAAAGAAAAGATGATGGGCTTTGAAATGTACGGAAAGAACATTCCACACCTTATGGAGGACAATAATGAGGAAAATTGATTACGATAAAATTCTAAGTAATATTGATACTATGATAAATACTTTAGAATATGATTCGATTAGAAGCGGTGGTAAAGTAAAAATGAATGCTGAAGACTTAATTAATCTTATTGAGTTAAGAAAGCATTACATCGCTAAACAGAATTCTAACAAGCAACCCGTAGCAGCTAAAACAGTTGCTAAGAAGAAGGAGGCTTAATTATGGATAATACCGAAGCAAACGTAGACTCTACCCCTATGGATGACTCTGCTGCATTAGGTAGTAGTCAGACTGAAGCGGCTTTGTTGGATAACATTCTCCAGAACACTGCGTTCTTAGATGGAGAGTCTTTACCCGATGAACAAATCCCACCAGTTGACACGGAAGAATCTGATGAAGAAGACCCAGAGTCATCAGAGGAAGACGATACTGAAGAAGTTGAAGAGGAAGTAGAAGACGAAGAAGAATATGAATCAGATGAGGATGATGCGTCTACCCAAGAAGTTGATTTATATACTACGGACGATCTTGACTTAGATGCACAGGTCTCTATTAAAATAGATGGAGAAGATGTGCAAGTATCTTTTGGTGATCTTATTAAAGGTTACTCTACTGAACAACATCTTTCAAAGAAGGGTCGTGAAATCGGTGAAGCAAGAAAGCAAGCAGAAGAAGAGTATCAAGCAAAATTCGGAGAAATTGAAGCAATTACTCAAGCATCTGCTGCAGTCCTTTATTCAGAAGAACAAGCATTGGCTAAAGAATATCACGATATCGAAGCTAAAATAGAAACAGCTCGACAAGAAGGTGATACTTATGAAGTTAATGAATTAAAAGATCAGCGAGAACAAGCTCAAAAAAGGTATTGGGATGCCCGTAATAGACGGGAAGGCATTGTTAATACAGTTAATGAGCGAATGCAACAGGAACAAAATAAAGCTTGGGAAAATCAACTTAATTATTTTAATGAGTCAATACCTGACCTTATTCCTGACTTCAACGAAGAAACCGCTATGGCTATTCGTGAATTTGCTATTAGTGAAGGCATTGCGCCTGAAATACTAGATACAATTGCTGATCCTATTATTGTTAAATTTGTGGATGACTTTAGACGGCTTAAACAAGGCGTAGCTAAAGGTCAAGCAAAACGCAAAACTGCTACAGTTAAAAAAGCACCTGTTAAAAAGGCTAAACCTGCTAATAAGAAAAAGCAGGAACGTGAACAGTCTATTCGACAGAAAGCACTTAGTGGTAATGCAACACAATCTGAACAAATGGACTTCCTACGTGGGCTTGCATCACGCTCTTTAAATCTTTAGTACCGTTAGGAGGTATTTTTAAAATGGCAACAACTCTTGGTGTTCGCGGCACTGGTGGTCCACAGGGTCCACAGCGTGCTAGCGACAAAGACGTCTCACAACGTGAGGATTTAGCTAACTTCATCACTATGATTACTCGTGATGAAACCCCATTCATGTCATCTATTGGTAGCACAAAAGCAACAGCTATCTACCACGAATGGCAGACAGACACACTAGAAGCTCCAGGCTCTTCACGCATTGCTGAAGGTCAGGACTATCTTGAACCAGCTTCAGGCGGTGCAACTGCAACTCCTGCTGTTGGCGCAAAGTTCGCTGAAAGTGGCCCAACCCGTACTCGTCTAGGTAACTACACTCAGATCAACGGTAAGACCATTGCTGTATCAGGCACACGTCGTGCTGTAGATCAGGCTGGTATTGCTGATGAGTATGCTTACCAGTTGAAAAAGCGTGGTACTGAACTTCGCCGTGACGTTGAGTTTGATCTAGTTCACTCAATGAACGTATCAGCTGCTGTTGGCGTACAGGGTAACACTGCTCGCTCAATGGGTGGTTATCAGGCATACATCAACTCAGCAGACACTGTTGACTACGTTGGTGAATTCCAGGCTCCTTCAGCTGCAACTACAGGTGCAGGAACAGATGCAGACGGTACTGCAGCTCCTCGTTCAAGCATTAATGGTTCTACTACTGCTCCTGATCGTGATCCACTAGCATTAGCTAACATTGATAGCGTTATGCAGAAGATCTACGAAGAAGGTGGTAAGGCTACTAAGATTATGCTTTCACCAAAACTTCGCAGAGACTTCTCTGACCTAATGGTTGGTGATTCAGGTGTACGCAGAAACATTGACGCAGACGGTAAACTACGTCAGTCAGTAGACGTATACATGTCAGACTTTGGTGACATCATGGTAGTTCCTAACTACATTATGGGTCTGTCAAACAACCATGCATTTACAGGTGACGACAACGTTGCTCACTCTGGTGCAGGTGTAACTGACTTGGCTAACTTCTCAGCCTTGATCTATGATCCAATGTGGTTCAACATGGCTACTCTGCGTCCTCTGTCAGAAGTAGACGTAGGTCAGAAAGGTGACTCAACTGTCGGTATGATGGTTGAAGAAGCTACTCTAGAAGTACGCAACCCAATTGGTTGTGGTGCTATCTACGGCCTAGAATAGGTTTAATAGAAGGGAGGCTCTTTATAGGGTCTCCCTTTTTATATAGGAGTGATTAATGGCACAAGGAATTAGCGGAGATCCTTTTATGGATGAAAGCGCACCATTACCTTTTCGAGAACTTTCAACAAAACAATTAGAAGAAAGATTAGCTAAAAAGCTTGCAAGAGATGCAGCATTTAGTCAAAATCCTGCTCTTGATGAATCTTATAATCCTTCACCAGTTACTAGATCGGGTCCATTATCTCCTGATACAACTCCAAAATATATGTATAGAGAACCTGAAATAACAACTAATATTGATGAGATTCCACCAACTTATCATCGTCTTAATGTTCGCACATCTCCTGAATTTAAAAATGTTTCAGGAAATGTTGGATTTGGTCCAGAAGGAAATATTTTTGCTTCTTCTCAAGAACAGCTAGAAGACTATCGTAGAATGTATGGTGGTCATGGTTCTGAAAATGCTAGAGCAGCACAACAACTTCGTGATATGGGTCGTGAAGGAATGGTAATGCGTAGAGCAAGACAACGAGTAGAAAATCAACGCAATCCAGCTTATGGTGGTTATGAAGATGAAAGACCAGCGTTTGATTTAGGAAAATTGTTTGGTAAATAAGGAGATAATAATGCCTATTAGAATAGTAGAAAAGAAAAAGAAGAAAATGCCATCTGGCCCAAAGCCACGTCCAGATTATGCAAACCCTAATCATCCTATGAATAGGGAACGTACAGGTCCTTCTAATGTTTTAAAAGAAGATCCAGTATATAAAAAGTCTGGTGGTAAGATTTATAATTGTAGATAATATTAGAAGGAGTACAGTAAATGCTAGTTATTCAACTTGCTAACGGGAATACTTACCCTGCAGAAACATGTGTGTGGCGCACAACATCAGCCACAGGTGGCGGCTATAAGCTAACTCATCTTACTGTTGGAACACCTACAGTAGCAGTAGGCTCAGCCCCTGCCACAGCACCAACAGGTGCAAAACTTGGTTATATTGGTAAAAGCGGAAGATTTGTAGCGTATACCGAACCAGCCTAATTAAGGAGAAGAGGACATGGCTAAAGAAAATGAATTTAAATTTTACAGTGGTACTGTAGGAAAAGATAAAAGTATTAATGCTGGTTTTGATTTAAACACAAATGAGTGGGAAGCTAAACAAGATATTACTGAGTATGTAGAACACGCTAAACTAGAGCGTGAAAAGCAAAATTATTATGGTATTCGTAAAGATGGGTATCGTAAGCTTGCAACTATTCCTGATATTGTTGCTCTTGATATTCTTCAAAAGCATCACCTTGATTTGCATGATCCTAACTTTATGAGTGATCCTAATAATATTAAAAAGCTTAAAACAATATTATCTTCCGAATACAGAGACCTACTAGTAAATACTTAATTAGGAGGTTAGTATGGCAAGAACATACGCTGATATGGTTACTCTTGTTCGTAACTGGTCTAACCGAGACGAGGAAGCGGTAAGTGATGATATCATTAAAGATGCCCTCCGTTATGCGGCTGATAAAGCCTATAAGACGTTAAGAATCCCACCCCTTGAAAGTGTAGCTGTTTATGATCGAGCTAGCTGTATTGCGGCTACAACAGCCAGTAATAATATTATGGCAAGTAAAACAGAAATACAATTACCTTATGACCTAGTGGAGTTTATTCAAATCCGTGAGCGTGATGCTAACGGACAAACAACACGGGTTTTTAATGAAAAGGTAGACATTAGAACATTTAATGATGCATTTTCAGGTAACTATGGTGGAACTTCTTTTTGGGCAAGAGAAAGAAATAAAGTATACCTATCACCAGGATTTAATGATGGTGGTTCTATAGGAACTCCTGAAGATATTGAGTTGTATTATTACAGACGACTCCCAGCACTTGACGCTACATACGCAGTCACAGTTCTTAACTATGATGCTGGTTTTCTTCAAACATCTAGTTCAGGTGTAACAGGTGCAGCACAATTATACTTTAATAGTAATACAAGTACAACAGCGTATGCAACAAGTGCAGCGGCTCAAGCTGCAGATACAGCTGGTACAGTTACTAGTACCTATTATATTGGTGATGAAGTACCTAATTGGCTAAGAGACGAAAATGAACGTGTACTTCTTTTTGGTGCATTAGCAGAAATATTTGCTTTCACACAAGAAGATGATCAAGCACAAAAATACCTTACTACCTTTTATGCAGAGATAGCAGAACTTAATGATGAAGATGCTAAACGTAATGCATCAGGTGGTAACTTACAAGTCAACTTTAACGGAAGAGGGTTAATCTAATGACAACAGCAAGACCTGGAAGCTTTACAGGAGCTACTGATGATGCCTCTTCTGGAGGTCTGTTCGGAGACTCCCTTGTAAGTGGTATTCCTGATATTGTAGCAACTGATGTTGTTGCAGCACAAACAGCGGCAACTAATGCGGCTACAAGTGAAACAAATGCGGCTACAAGTGCTACAGCTGCTGCCGCTAGTGCGGCCTCAGTAGGTGCAGATGCTACTGCTGCTGCTGCAAGTGCTGCTGCTGCAGCTACTTCAGAAACAAATGCGTCTACTTCAGAAACTAATGCATCAACTTCTGCTACAAATGCAGCAACTAGTGCTACAAATGCATCTACTTCAGAAACAAATGCAGCAACTAGCGAGACTAATGCAGCTGCTTCGGCAATCTCTGCTTCTACTAGTGCCTCAAACGCAAGTACTAGTGAAACAAATGCCTTGAGCCATAAAAACTCAGCACAAGCAGCTCAAACTGCTGCTGAAATAGCACAAACAAATGCTGAAACTGCTTATGATAATTTTGATGATCGTTATTTAGGTTCAAAAACAACAGATCCAACATTAGATAATGATGGTGATGCACTAACTGATGGTGCTTTATACTTTGATACAACAAATAATCAACTGAAAGTATATGACTTAGGTACAACTACTTGGTTTCGTACAATACCTACTGCAGCTGAACAAACAGCTATTAATACAGTATCAGCAAGAGACGCAGATATTGCAACAGTTGCTGCTAGCGACACAAACATTGGTACTGTTGCTACAAATATTACTAATGTAAATGCTGTTGGTGGAATTAGTACAGACGTAACCACTGTTGCAGGAATTAGTTCGGATGTAACTACTGTGGCTACTAATAATGCGAATGTAACTACTGTAGCAGGTGTTTCATCAGATATAACCACAGTCTCTGGTATTAGTGCTAATGTAACTACAGTTGCAGGAGTTAGTTCAGATGTAACTACTGTATCTGGTATTAGTACTGATGTAACTGCAGTATCTGGAATTGCTTCTGACGTTACTACAGTTGCTGGCGATAGTGCAGATATTCAACTTTTAGCAGACAATATAGCAACCATTTCAGCAAAGGAGAATGTGGGCGTTGCAGTGGCAATGGCTATCGCATTAGGATAAAAACATGGCTAATAGTTTTAAATTAAAAACATTTGATGGCAGTAGTACCTCTGCTGCTACAGATATGACAATATATACTTGTCCAGCATCTACTGAGACAACAATTATTGGCATGACAATTGCAAACATTTCATCATCACAGATTACTGTAGATGTAAAGATTGAGAGCGACACAGTAGACACAGAAACAAACAGTAATGTGTTTGTTATCAAGGATGCACCGATACCTGTAGGTGGTACGTTAGTGCCTGTAGGTGGTGAGCAAAAAATTGTATTGCAAGCAACTGATGTGTTAAAGGTTCAGTCGGATACAGCTAATAGTGCTGATACGGTATTGAGTATTTTGGAGATAACCTAATGGCATATATAGGAAACCCACCAGCAGAGCGTTATAGTTCTGTAAGTTATCAAGATTTAACAGGCGGTACTGGTACTAGCTTTACGCTAGACTATGCGGTTGGCAGTGCCAATGAGATAGAGGTGTTTGTAAATAATGTAAGGCAAGAGCCAAGTGTGGCTTACACTGTGGCTGGTACTGCATTGACCATGACAGGCAGTATAGTGGCTACAGATGATTTCTATGTGGTGTTTCAGGGTAAAGCACAGCAGACAGTAACACATCCAGCTACACACGCTTTAGAAGCTACTGATGGCACATTTACTGGCGACCTGACTGTAGACACAAACACGCTACACGTTGACAGCACGAATAATCGTGTTGGCATTGGCACAACTTCACCAACAACAAAACTTGCTATAATTAGTAATGGTGCAGGGGGTGATATACATGTTGCAAACGGTTCTGGTCAAAATTGTCTTTTAGAATTAGCTGGAAATAATAATAACCCTGCAACCACCAGTGCTTTGTATGGACAAGATTCAATTGGCAATGCGTATGCGTGGCAACGTGCAAACGCACCTTTTTTATTTGGGACTAACAACACAGAACGTATGCGTATTCTGCCATCAGGCGGCCTAACCTTCAACGGTGACACTGCCGCCGCAAATGCGCTGGACGATTATGAAGAAGGTACTTGGATACCTACTATAACATCTGGCGTAAGTTCAATTACTTATACTTATCAGTCAGGATACTACACAAAAATTGGTGATATAGTATATGCAGAATTTTATTTTGGATTTTCTGGAACTGGTGTTGGCACTCAATTTACAATAAGCGGTTTGCCTTTTGCTGTAGGTTCTGGCCTCATAAGGGGTGGCGGCACATCTTCATACCAAACTTTATCTGCATATACATTACAGTTTTATGGTTCATCTACTGCTAGTGCTTTTACTATTTATCAACAAGGGAGTACCGCTTTTGCGTATAGTGGCGCTATAACAAATTCGTACATTATTGGTACTTTCATATACAAAACATAACCTGATTGGATTATCAGGCAGTCAGTCCATAGCCAAAGGAGATAAAAATGGCACTAACAAAAGAAACAACCGAAGATAAGATTGAAGTAGTTGGCGATTACAAAGCTATCCAGATACGGACAGCTACAGTAATCAAAGATGACGGCACAGAGATTAGCCGTAGCTTCAGCCGTAGGGTAATTCACCCTTGCACTAAGTCAGGTGATGCTTGGTCAGATACAGACACATCATCTGAAAGCACAGAGGTACAGGCTATTGCTAGTGCTGTGTGGACAGACGCAGTTAAAACTGCATACAAAGCAATGGTTGATGCACAGAGCATCTAAAGGAGTAGCTAATGGCACTATCAAAATTAAAACCTAATAGCTTTGATGATATTATAGAAGGAAATCCTTCGCTTATTATTAACGGTGATATGGCTGTGGCACAGAGAGGAACTAGCTTCACCGCACCTTCAAGCGGTGTTTATACGTTAGACAGATGGAAAGTTCAACATTCACATAATGGTGCAGTTAATGTTTCTCAATCTACCACAGCACCACCAAACTTCAAAAATTCTTTGAAGCTAGATGTAACAACGGCAGATACTTCACTAGCAAGCAGTCAACATTATCTTCTTGGACACCGAATTGAAGGGCAGAATATAGTGCATTTAAACTATGGGAGTTCTGACGCTAAACAAGTAACAATATCTTTTTGGGTGCGTTCAAACAAAACAGGCACATATCATGTTGAATTACAAACATCTGGTAGTCAAGAATTAGCCAGACAATATACCATTGATACGGCTGATACTTGGGAATATAAAACACTAACTTGGATTGCAAACACAGACTTTACTATTCCAGAAGATAATACACTTGGTTTGCTTATTTATTGGTGGTTTGCGGCTGGTAGTGATTTTGATGGTTCGCCTATACCTACGACTTGGGCTAACAACACTAATAGAGTAGACGGTCAAACAAACTTTCTTGATAGCACCAGCAACGAGTTTTACCTTACAGGGTGTAAGATGGAAGTCGGCACTACAGCTACATCTTTCCAGCACGAAAGCTATGGAGATAATCTAGCTAAATGCCAGAGGTATTTTACTCAATGGACAGGCGATGCTAGTAGTGCCATTGCAACTGGAGTTGTTATTGGTAGCACAACTTCTTTTATAAGCTTACAGCTTCCAACAGCAATGCGGGCGGCACCTACTGTTTCGCAATCAAGCACCTATGTTTATGAACCACAAACCGCTACTGTTTCTTCGATAGGAACAATTTATCCTACCGAACAAGGAGTTGGTGTCAATCTTACCCATTCAAGTGGACTAACATCAGGTGCGGCATCAATGTGGTTATTAAACTCAGATGCTGGATATGTTAGAGCAGATGCGGAGTTATAATTATGGATGAAATTAATATTACATTCGCACAGTATTGTGCAGATAACATAAAGAATACAGGTAATGTTTCTATAAATGCGGTAATTGATGGTGAAGAATTATCCGTCCCCATAGACCCTGCCAACCGCCATTACGCAGAAATCTTGCGTCAGGTAGATGCTGGTACACTAACTATAGAGGAGGCCGAATAATGGCATATATAGGAAAGTCTCCTAGTGGTACAGGAGTAAGACAAAGGTATCACTTCACTGCTACTGGCGGTGAAACCAGCTTAGCTGGTACTGATGATAACGGCCTGACACTATCCTATACGGATGGTGCATATGTAGATGTGCTACTAAACGGCATTGAGTTGGTGGCAGGAACTGACTACAACACTAGCACTGCTAACACGATTGCAGGACTAGCGGCACTAGCGGCTAGCGATGTTGTGACTGTTACTGTGTATGACATCTTCACTGTGGCTGATACTGTGAGTGCTAAAGATGGTGGTACATTCTCAGGTAATGTTGTGTTCAATGGCAATACCACAGGGCTTGACCTGAACGGCACAGAGATGGTTCTGGACGCTGATGGCGATACCAGCATTACAGCCGACACTGATGACCAGATTGATTTTAAGACTGGTGGCAGTGATAGGGTTACTATTGATGCCAGTGGTAATGTTGGCATTGGCACTACATCGCCTGCCCAAAAGCTACATGTAAGCTCATCAACAGCGATTACTGGACTTTTGGAAAGTACAGGCTCATCAGCCTCACGCTTGTATTTTGATAACACAGGCATGACTACGGCTGGTGATACTCAGATATGGTCGCAGAATAATGACCTTGCGTTTAACACTTCTGGCGCAGAAGCTATGAGGATTAACAGCAGTGGTTATGTTACAAAACCTAAAAACCCTTGCTGGGCTTTAGCGTTAAACAGTAACTTTAATCCTGCGGCTTCTGGAACATACGAGTTGGATTTTGATAGAACAAATGTTGATAACACTTTTTTGCAAAATGTAACTGAAGCCAGTGGTCAGATAACTGTCCCTGTGGCTGGCAAATATGCCGTAAACTTTAATTTGCGTCTGGATGGAGTAGGTGCAGGCTATGTAATTGGTTATATAACTAAAAATGGCGGTATTGGTAATGCGAATGTTAGTTATACAATCATTGGCTCACCATCCGCTACTTATGAAACCGTACAAGGAAGTGATGTGTATGATTTGGACGCTGGTGATTTTGTTAGCGTTAAGCTATCAGTTAGCTCTGATACAAGTTGGACAGTCTTATCACTTTCGCGTTTTTCAGGATATTTAATAGGGTGATATTATGGCTAATTACAAAAATATAGATATGTCTTTAGCAGCACCAGATGAAAACACTAATGCGAATGTGTACACAGCCGATGCTATCTTAAAGGCTACTGACTGGACACAGCTACCAGATAGCGGTCTAACAGCAGATTGCGTGACAGCTTTTGCTACATATCGTGCAAGCATCCGCACTATCAGACAGACAAATCCAGACAACTTAACTTGGCCTGATGCGCCAGCAGAGGAGTGGACATGAGCAGAGCAAGAGATTTAGCCGACTTAGGCGGCAGTGCTGACGCTGGTACGGTTACAGGTGATTCGTTGATAATCAACGGTGATATGGCTGTGGCACAGAGGGCAACGTTAGCAACAGGTGTTGGTAACGGTGATTCTGGGTATCACACAGTAGACAGATTTCAGTTTGTTGAAACAAACTCGCCTACAGGTGAATTTACAATGTCACAATCTACTGAAGCACCAGAAGGTTTTGGTAATAGCTTAAAAATGGAATGTACAACGGCAGATACTACACTAGGTTCAGATGATGCTTTAGAAATAAGAACAGTGTTAGAAGGTCAAAACCTTCAGGTTTTTAAGAAAGGCACATCTAATGCTGAAAAGATGGCTTTATCTTTCTGGGTACGTTCGGATAAAACTGGCACATATACTATTGGTCTTATTGATAAAGATAACAGCAATCGTATTACCTCAAAGTCTTATAGCATAGATACAGCAAATACATGGGAATATAAAATCCTAATATTTGATGGTGATACTACGGGTGCATTTGCTAATGACAACGGCAGAAGTTTAGATATTGGCTGGTATCTAGGTGCTGGGGCTAATTTTAAATCAGGTACTCTGGCTACAATATGGCAAGCAAACGATACGGCAGATAGGGTTCACAGTTCGCAAGTAAATTTATCTGATACTGTGGGTAACGAATGGTACATTACAGGCGTAAAGCTAGAAGTTGGCTCGACAGCAACGAATTTCAAGCATGAAAGCTATGCAGAAAATCTAGCTAAGTGCCAGAGGTATTATCAAAGATTTACTGAGTCAACAACTTCTAACGGTTTTTGCAATGGCACTTCATACTCTAATTTAGCACATTACTTTGTCTTTCATCATCCAGTTAGGATGAGAACACGGGCTTCTATAGGGTATAGCGCACTTTCAGACCTTAAATTATATACTCAAGGTGCTAGCGCATACCCTACTACTGTTGCTTTTCAAGGTGGTACTGACGGAACAACAGAGTTTTACTGTAATACAAGTGCGATTGGCTCTGGTGGCAACGGTATTTGGATAAGATTATATACATCAAATGCAGCGTTTGATTTTAGTGCGGAGTTATAAATGGATAATTACAACGTAACATCAGCACAATATGTGCAAAACCTTGATGGTAATAATGTCTCTGTAACAGCTACCATTAACGGACAAGAGTGGTCTGTGCCAATGGATACAGACAACATGCATTATGCCGCCATCTTAGAATGGGTAGCTGAAGGCAACACAATACAGGATGCTGAATAAAATGAATCA